AAACAGAGATGATGTTGTTAGTGTTAAGCATTGGCAAAACATGGGTGGAGAACTTAGATTCTCTATAGTTACAAAACAAGAGTATGGTTTAGATGAAGAGCAAATATTAGATAAGATAAAAAGTCTAATAGAGGATTATTCACCAACCTACAAAAAAATAGATAGAGATTTTGAAAATGATCACCTACTTGTTATCAATCCTGCTGACATACATATTGGTAAATATGCTAAAGAATTAGAAACAGGCAATGGATATGACTGTGAAACTGCTGTAGAGAGGGTTTTAGAGGGCATACAAGGACTTTTAGAGAAGTCTGCAGGTTTTGGTATAGAAAAGGTATTATTTTGCATAGGAAACGATATTTTACATATTGATAATGTGTACAACCAAACTACTGCAGGTACAAGACAAGATGTAGATGGTAAATGGTGGGAGCATTTTGAAGTTGCTTTGATGCTATATGTAAAATGTATAGAGATGCTAAGACATATTGCGCCAGTAGATGTGTTACATAGTATGAGTAATCACGATTATCAGTCAGGTTTTCACTTAGCTCATGCTTTAAAGAGTTGGTTTAGAAAAGCTGATGATGTAGATTTTGACATTAGTGTAGCACATAGAAAATACTACCAGTATGGTAGTAATCTAATTGGCTTAGAGCATGGTGATGGTGCTAAGATGGTAAATTTACCCTTGTTAATGGCACAAGAGCAACCATTACTCTGGTCGAAAACTACACATAGGTATTTTTACTTACATCATTTGCATCACAAAGTAAAACACAAGTGGTTAGATGCTAAAGATTACGTTGGTGTTACTGTAGAATATCTAAGAAGTCCATCAGGCACAGACAGTTGGCATAGTCGTAAAGGTTTTACTGGTGTTCCTAAAGCTGTTGAGGGCTTTTTACATGAGAAAAATAGTGGTCAAGTAGCAAGAATCACACATTATTTTTAAAATATTGTTAAAAAAGTTTGGTAGTCTAATTCAATTTTATAATTTTGCTTATTATTAACTAAAAATAAATATAATGAGTAGAAATAAAACAAACAATACAGAAAATAAAGAACCACAAATTAAAGAAACTAGAAAGGAAGCACTAACAAGACTATTTTTAGAAAATGGTTTAGTAAAAGAAGATGTGCATAAAGACCCAAGAGGTTTCGTTATTATAACAAGATCAGGCATAGATAAAATTGTAAGCAAACAAGGTATTACTGTTGCATACGAACCTTTATTGTTAGAATTAAAGAAGGACAATATTAATGTTGTTATTAGAGCTGCTGCATCAATGCAAGGCAAAAACAATAAACCAATTAACATGATGTCTTTTGGTGAAGCATCTGATAATAATTTAATGGGTGGTGCTAAAAAGTTTCCTGTTGCTATGGCAGAGAAGAGAGCTATGAGTCGTGTTGTCCTTAAAATTGCAGGATTCTATGAGCAAGGTGCTTTTGGTCAAGATGAGATGGTAGATTAGTGAACGATGATTGGTTAGATGAGGTTCTTGATGGTAAGCCATCTGAGATAACATTATTTCAAATGGCTACCATTGAAACCAGATTACATAGGTCTGCAATACCCTTAGAAGAACAGTCGTATATCATAAATAATTTAGCAAACTTTACAGAACAAGAAGCTGATGAGATTATTTTAGATATATTACAAAATCAAGTACCATCAGACCCTAAAGACCAATACAAATTAATGGCTAGAAACGGAATGTTTGATGACAAAGAAATATAAATTTACACATATCAGGGAAGCTCATAATGAATTTGAAGCATTTTTAAGAATTAAAGGAATGTCTACAAGACAATTTTCTTTTTTACTTGATGTAAGTGAGGTAACTGCCAGAAGATATATACTTGACACAACATTGCTTAGATACTATCACATGAATATTATTGCTCAACACTTTAATATGAGTGTAAATGATGTAATAGATATAATAGAATACGATTTAAAATAATAAATATGAACGAAGAAAACAAAACAAAATTAAAATTTAGTCATTACTTTCATGAAGTAATAATTAAAGAATTAGTAAAGAAATTTAATGTTGAAGAAGACCAAATATTTTTAGGATCAAGAAGGAAAAACTTTATACAAGCTAAACGTATGTATATTTTTGTTCTTAAAACAATATTTGATTTAACACTACATGAGATTGGAGATATAACAAATCTGCATCATGCATCTGTACTGTATCACTACAGACAAGTAGAATTTTACCAAAAAATCTATGTGCTTGACTCAGAACTGTATAAGAAAATTTTAAGTAGAATAGAAAGTGTAACATTAGATGAAAAGATTGATGCTCTGGAAAAACAAAACAGAGTAAACAATTTAGAATTAACCAAATTATATAACCTAAAAAAACGTAGAAATGACAAAAGAGAAAAATTATTTGCCTAGTAGTATTAAAGAAATTAAAACTAAATATGGCTCTATGCTTGTAGCTAACTTTAAAATGGAAGAGCTTAAAGCAATAGAAAACAAAGGGTGGTGTTCACTTGTAATATGTGAGAGAAAAGAACCATCTGAGAAGGGTGCTACTCACTATGCATATGAGAATACATACGAGCCACCTAAACAAGAAACAGTAGACAATACTGAAACTAAAGATGACTTACCATTTTAAATAATATAGAAGGGGGAGTGGCAATTTTGCCTAATCTAAATGGGTGTATAAGAGCACCCTTTAATATTAAATGTTTTGCTCTCCCTTCTTTTTTTTAAATTATGAAACAGAAACCAACATACTATGCTATTATATCTGCTGAGGTTAGATATGATAAAAATTTATCAGCTAATGCGAAACTGCTGTATGGTGAGATAACTTGTCTAACTAATGAGAATGGCTTTTGCTTTGCAACAAACAGATATTTTGCTGATCTATATGATAAGAGTAAAGTAACTATTTCTAAGTGGATAAGCGAATTAGTGTCAAGTGGTTATCTATCAACCAGTTACACATATAAAGGGGGTATTAAAGAAAACTTAAAGGGGGGTATTAAAGAAAACTTTAAGGATAATAATACAAGTATTAATAATACAAGTATAATAAAAGAAAAAATAATAAAAAGAAAAAATTTTATTGTACCTAAAGTTATTGAGATAAAAGATTATTGTCTTTTAAGGGATAATGGAATTAATGCAGAACAGTTCTATGATTTTTACCAGAGCAAAGGTTGGATGGTTGGTAAGACAAAGATGAAAGATTGGAAGGCTGCAATAAGAAATTGGGAGAGAAACAGAAAGAAAAATGATAAGGGTATGAGTAAAATACATTCTCATCTGCAGAAAAATATGAATGTTAAACAAAAACTAAAAGCAAAATATGAAACTAATTAAAACAATGAATAGAGGTGAATTGGTTATAGGATCAATTGACATATTAAGTAAAACCTACATAGAGTTAGGACAGCATAACGTAGAAGAAGAAACATTAGAAGTATTAGCAGAAAGTTTAGCTGATGATTTACTAAGAGTATACAAAAACTTTTATTTTGATGATGCTAAAAATGCTTTTAGTTTAGGAGTGAGAGGACAACACAATGGCGATTTTATACATCTTAATGTACCAACATACATGAAGTGGTTAAGAAAGCATAAGGAGTTAATATGGGATGCTAGGTCAAAAGTAGATCAAGGAGCTGACCCTAGCAAAGTATTACATTACAGACCAGAACCAAAACAATTAACAAATGGATAGAGAAGAATTACAATTAGAATTACAAGATAATGAATGTCTATTAGCAGATGGTTTTGAAACTGCTCTGATAGGAATTACTGATGGCATTAACCCAGTAGCAATATACGATACATTTTTATGTATAAAAGTTTTAATGCAAGAAGGTATGTCTGAGATAGATGCTATAGAACATTTTTATTACAATGTAGCAGGTAGTTATGTTGGAGAGAAAACACCAGTCTTTATAAAACAATTAACAAATAATTCTTAATAACTATATTTTGTAAAAAATTAAGTTTAAAAAAAAATATTATGTTTGTAACATGATTTATTTTTTAATAGGAGTTTTTATTTGTGGTGTAGTCAAGATTTATATTGACAATAAACTATCTCAATATGAGAACGAGCAATTACTAAAAAATCTAAACAAAAAACAAAAAGACAATGACAGAAAAAAGTAAATATTATTATGAGTGGGGTAGAAACTCAACATCAACAACAGTAAACCCTAAAATGAAAATGAGTAAGGAAGAATTAGGTATAGAAAAAGAACACATAACAAGAACTGGTGGGTTGTTTCCTACTGGTACTAGATCAATGGATGCTAAGTCTGACAACAGAGTACCTGATTACTACAAAGGTAAGAATGGTTATGAAGCTAGAATGGTATGTGATAATTTTGATTTATCATATCACCTTGCTACTGCAACAACTTACATCTTACGAAGTTATCACAAGCATGATACTCCTGTAGATTGTTTACAGAAAGCTATAGCTCATTTACAATTTGAGTTAGAAAAAATTAATCGTAATGCAAAAGCCAATCTTTAGAGTATTTGTAAAATACAATATTAGAAACAAAGGAGCTGCAAGTAAAGGCAAGAATGGTGTTATAGATACATTTGCATTAACAGACAATATAAAAACCATAGAGAAAGATGAAGAGATACATAATCGCATCTGCTATCTAAACAAAAAGAAATTAGATAAAGTAGTAATAACAATAACAGATGTTGAGGTTGAAGATCAGTATGGGTTTACAACAGATAGATTTTAATTATGCCTAAGATAAGAAAAATAAGAACATCAGATAGAAAGGATAACAGAGGTGGTGGTTATTCTAAAAGAAAGTTTACCTTCCAAGAAGCAGAGGGGATAAGGGGGGAGTACCATAGGGGGGGTATATCAGTTTCAGCACTTGCTCGTAAATACGAAGTATCACAACCCCTCATGTACCAACTAATCAAAGGTACAACCTACAATGAATAAAGAAGCAACAGTACAGTCTGCATTTTGTACATACATTAAGTTGCAATACCCTACTCTTAGATACTGTGCCAGTTTAGGTGGTATAAGAACATCTATGAAACAGGCAATACTCGCTAAAAAGACTGGATATGTCAAGGGTTTCCCTGATATGCAGATACTAAAAACAAACTCACATTATTCAGGACTCTTTATAGAAGTCAAAGCAGATAAGAAATGCTACCCATCTAAACATCAGAAGGAATGGATAGAAGATTTAAACAACGAAGGTTACTATGCTGTTGTTTGCAAAGGTCTTGATGACTGCATTGAAACTCTTGAATGGTACATGAAACTGCTGTGAAACTGCTGTGAAACTGCTAGGTATTTTGCATAGGGCATTTTGACCACGATTTTCCTAAATCACTTATTATCATACACTTATATTTTCTGACATATTGTCTTATTAACATTTTTGTAAACATTATGTTGATTATTAAATATTTTTTTATACATTTGTCAAAAAAAACAATTAAATATGGAAAAAGTAAAAGTTTTAAATACTGATGGTTTAGATAATAAAACAAAAGAAATATTATCTAAAGAATGTTATTTTATAAAAGAATATATAGAAAACGAAACTTTATTTTATGAAATTAAAAACATAGAAAACAAAATAGTAAGAATATTTCCAGAAAGAATACAAATAAAAAACAATAAATAAAAAATTATGAAAACGATAGAAAATAATCCTAATATGAAAGATTACATAGAAAAATATATACTACCATACGACACTGATGAAAATCAATTATCTTATGAAAGAGGACAGTTAGAATATGATACAGATTATGTCAAAGAACACATGGAATATAATGAATTATACAAAAACAATTAATATGATAACAATTATTAAAGATTATTTCTTATATGATAGGGCAAACAATAGTTTAGTAAAGTTTGATAGTGGAGATATAGTATTATATGGAAATAAAGAGGAAGCAATAGATGATAAGTATGGTAACGAGGAAGTAATACAATTTGAAAATTTACCTATAAATAAACAAAAAGAAATTATAAAACAATTAAAAAACAATTAATATGTACAACTACGAACAACATTTTATAGACATGGTAAGCAATTGTTGTGGCGATACTATGGAAGAAGTAAACGAGTTTTGTTATGCGTGTGGTAATAGATCAAATAACGAGATAATAAATAATGGTACTTATTGTATCGTATGTAAAGAAGAGAACGAAGTTACAGAAGAAATAGTTTGTAACTCATGCGAAGAAATTTGTGAGCCAATTGAAGAATATGAATACGATCAATTAAGAAGAGATGAACTTAAAGAAATGCAACGTGATTGCAGAACTTAAACAACAACAAGAACTAGATAAATTGTATAAACAAAATACAATAGAATTGAATGATTATTTTGCATATAGTGGTAAGCAAGAAGTAAAAAATAAATTTACTAGAATTTATGAAGATTATAATTTTAATAAAAATATTTCTGTAAACAACGATATGTCAAAATATGTGCTGAAGGATTATAAAAAAAGTAAAATTAAAAATAAATAAAATGGATATTATATTAACAGTAGGATTAGCAATTGCAACTTATGGTTTTGGTTTTTTAAGTGGTGTGATCAACACAACAGAAACTAAAGAGATACAAGAAAATAACAAGCCAATAAACGAAGATAGAAAACAAGCATTTGAGTTTGCTTTTAAAAACTTTATAAATAAATAATAACTAAACTAAAAACAATTATGAATAACTTTAAAAAAAATGATTTGTTAATGATAATTAACGAATATCAAAACTATACTAATCAATTTATAAATATATCAGATGAAGATATTGACAAATTATATTTTCAGATAGCCAAAAATGATAATTACCAAGATGAATTATTGCAACAACAAAATATGTCAAATCATATCTTTGATTTATATAGCAATGCTTTGTTAAATAAAATAAAAGAATAATTATGAGTGGTAAACTACCAGTAACTAATTTCTCAGATACTACTTTAACATTCTTATGTATACTAGCGATACTCTTTGGGGGGTGCTAGGGGGGTATAGGGGG